TTTTGAAGTTCTGTCCGACAGTTCTTCACTGACTCCTGGCAAGATCACTGCTGACAAGCAAGTTGGTGTGATCCTGCATCGTGGTCGTGCCTTTGAGGCTCGTGACCTTGCTGCTCTTGCTGCTGGTTCCGATCCTATGGCTGCTATCGGTGCCAAAGTTGCCGATTATGTTGCCAACCAGCGTCAAAAGGATCTGCTGTCCTGCCTCGGCGGTGTGTTCGGTTCGCTGAACGCTAACACCAGCAGCTCTGCTTTCTTCGATCTCTGCATCGACTCTGAAAGTGGCGACACTCCTACTGCGCTGTCTCCCCGTCACGTTGCTCAAGCCCGCGCCATCCTTGGCGATCAAGGTGACAAGCTGGCCGCTGTGGCCATGCACTCCAAGGTTTATTACGACTTGGTTGAGCGTCGTGCTATTGACTATGTGACCGCTGGTGAAGCTCGCCAAACTGCACTCGGCACTGCTGAGGATGCATTCGGCGGCAGCATTCAAAACGCCTTCGGTAACGTCTCCGTTCCGACCTTCATGGGTCTGCGCGTGATCGTTTCCGATGACGTGAATGTCACTGGCTCCGGCTCTAGCACCGAATATGCCACCTATTTCTTCACCCAAGGCGCTGTCGCCAGCGGTGAGCAGATGGCAATGCAGACCGAAACCGATCGTGACATCCTCGCCAAGAGCGATGCCATGTCCATCGACCTGCACTACGTGTACCACCCCGTTGGTTCACGTTTCAGCACCTCGGTCACTAACCCGACTCGTGCTCAGCTTGAAACCGTTGGTAATTGGACCAAGGTGTATGAGCTGAAGAACATCGGTATCGTGCGTGCTACCAACGTCTCCAACTTCGACTGAGGTAACTGATCATGGCATCTGTTTTTGAAGCAACTGCTGGTAAGGCAATCGGCTACGTCTCTGGCGGCGCTGTGACCCAACTGACCAGCAAGTCCACTGGTGTGACCCTGAACCAGGCTTGTGGTCAGGTCACTACTCATGACGCATCCCTTGCCGGTGGCGCTGAAGTTTCCTTCACCGTCACTTCTGACAAGGTTGCTGCTACCGATGTGGTTGCAGTTTGCGTGCAGTCAGGCGCTTCCACTGGCACTTACATTGCCAGCGTCAGTGCTGTCGCTGCTGGGTCTTTTGATGTGACCCTTTCCAATGTCGGCACCACTGCCGGTGAAGCACTTGTGCTGAACTATGTGGTGATCAAGTCTGCAGCATCCTGATGGGTCTGTACGCATTCCGACGATTGCGTGAACGTGAGGCTGCTGTTTCGGCAGCGGCCTCTGTTCCTTTAGAAGTTTCAGAGCCCAAGCCTTCTAAGCCTTCATCAAATGGCAATCACAATCGACGCAACAGCGGGCGGAGCAAACGCAAACAGTTACCTGACGCTGAGTGATGCCAATGCCATCATCGATGGTTTGGTTGAAGACGGCGATGTGACTGCATGGGCTTCAGCTACTGATGACCAGAAGAATCGTGCGCTTTACACGGCTGCACAACGTCTTGATCGTGAGCGTTACCTAGGCGCAAGGGCAACTGATACGCAAGCAATGCAGTGGCCGCGCACTGGTGTAAGAAAGCCTGACACCTACATCAACACTTATGCTGTCGGCTTCCCGTTCAGGATTACAACAGATTATTTCACGGACACGGAAGTGCCGGATCAAATTCAAAAGGCACAAGCGATCCTTGCGGTGTACCTGAACAACAACAAAGACGGGATTGGCTTAAGCGGGCTGGAGGATTATAAAAACGTGCAGGTTGGCCCGATCAACGTAACGCCTGACAAGTCTGGTGCTGTAGGTGCTGATCGTATCCCACCGATCATTGAACGATACCTAACAGGGCTTAGAATAAGTGGACCAGGTAACATCGCAATTCAACGGAGCTGATCATGTCCAAAGGTTTCGGTCAAGGTGATGTTGGCATCGACTACACGATTGGCGCAGAAGTCATTACCGACACTGCTGCACACACTGGCCGATTCATGCACATCGACTTTTTTGAGAACACAACGATTGACACGTTGGTCAGCGAAAACTACACGGGCAACAGCCTTGACGGCGAGAGCATGCCTGCTGGCTTTCATATCGTCGGTGTTTTCACTAGCATCACGCTTCAGAATGGTGCTTGTATCGCCTACCGAGTCTGATGGCACTTGCTGATTCACTGCGAAAGGTTGCCAACAAAGCCATCGGCAAGTTTGGTGGTGACATCACGATTCAATCAGTGAGTCTTGGTGCCTACAACCCGACAACTGGAACAGCTACTGAGACGATTACTACAAAAACCGTCAAAGGTGTGCTGGAAGATGTCAAGTCCACTGAACTGCGTAAACCGTCAACTGTTGATAATGCATTGATTAGTACAAATGACAAAAAACTTTCCATATCAGCTCTGGATTTAGATTCAGCGCCGTCTCTGGAGGACAAGGTTGTTATTAACAGCATTACGCACGGCATAATTACTATTGAAACCATCGAGCAAGATAATAAGGCGATTATATATCAATTGATTTTGAGGGCTTGATGATGGCAAGAGAAATCAAGCTGGCGAAAATTGCTGATTACATGGAAGGACAGGTTGAGCAGTTGCTGCGTGCAACAGTGCTTACGACAGACGACAAATTAAAAACAGCAAGCCCTGTTGACACTGGTCGATTTCGCGCCAGCTGGCAGGTTGGGGAAAATACAAACAACAGCACACCAGCACCGCCAGGTGATTACAAGGGAACACCGGCACCACTTAAAGGGTCAAATTATCAAGCCGGGAAGGAAAGGCTAAGCAACTATTACAGCATCCATAACAACCTGCCATATGCTGAGCCACTGGCAAATGGTCACAGCCCACAAGCAGATGCAGGATGGGTTGATCTTATCGGCAAAGAAATGCAATCTTATGTACGATCACAATATGAAAAAATCAAGAGGCAAGGATAATGGCCGCAGCAGATCTTAATGCAATTAGAGCCACACTTGAACTGCATCTCATCGCTGGATTTGGCGCTAACATAAATACTCAAGACGACAATATCTTGACAGGTCAAGATGGCATCATTATCCTCACCGAATCACCAGAAGCAGACACCACACCGATTGTTTTTAGGAATACAGCATACAAACCAATTTCTAGTGATTCATTCGTGCAATGTCTAGTCGCATTCGGATCAGCACCTTATTTGACCTTGGGCAGCACCACCAATTCCTACAATCAGATTAACGGCAGTATCGAGGCGAACATCTTTACACCACAAGGCGTTGGCCCTGGCGCAAATTACGACCTAGCAAGTCGTGTGTGCAATTTATACACTGGTGAAATCCTTGACGGTATTCAAGTTGGACCACCATCAGGCCCAAGCGTTGTTACTGCATCTCAGCTGCCTGCATTCTTCCAGTCAACCGTCACCGTGCCATTTAATGTCATTGAGGAGTTGTAAAGATGGCAGTTGTCAACCGAAACACGATCCGAGCTGTTGTTGAAAGCAGACTAGCAACAGAACTCGCAAATTCTCCTGTACTGCCTGTTGTATTTCACAACATATCTTATGCACCGACACCAAATTCAAGCTGGGTTCAATGCTTAACGAGCTTTGGCAGCGGCGAATATCTGACTCAAGGATTAATATCAAACGCTAGTAATCGCATTGTAGGTGTTGCTGTCATGAATATCTTTACACCACTAGGCGTTGGTGTGGGCGCAAATTTTACGATAGCGAAGCGCATCCGTGACCTCTATAATCGGCTTATTGTGTCGGGGGTTTACTTCGATGCACCAATTGGTCCTGAAGTGGTGTCCGCATCACCTGAGGGCTATTTCCAAACACAGGTCCGTGTGACCTTTGAATTCATCGAGGAACTCTGACCATGGCTACTCTTCGCGGTGAACAGGGAACTGTTCAATTTGATGCCGCTGGCTCTTCTAACGCCACAATTGTTGGCACCCGTAGCTGGAGCCTAACCATCACCAAAGAAACGCTTGATACTAGCGTTCATGGTGACACCTTCCGCAGTTTTGTTGGCAGCATGGTATCTGGCTCCGGCACTGTTGAGCTGGTTTATGATCCAGATGCAACCGGCCAAGCTGCATTCCTTGAAGATGTTGTCACTACTGCAGATCCTGCAGATGCCACATTTGAGCTGTTCACGACTGGCACCACAACCGGCAGTGACTCTGTGAGCTTTGCTGGTATCATCACCGACATGGAAATTACTTCCACGGTGGGTGAGCTGGTCATTGTTAGCTGCAACTTTGTCACCAGCGGCACCATCACTTCCAACTTGGAGTAAAAAGGCTATAGTTTGAGTGACAAATAAGTCGCTTAAATGCCTGCTTCAAATCGCACCGTAGATCTGCTGGTTGGGGCGTTTGACCTCAACCAGCGTCGGAAGTTTGAACTGAAGAACGCAGACGGCAAAAAGGTTGTTGATCTGTACTTCAAGCCGATCACTCGCGCTGATCGCAAAAAAGCACAAAGCCTTGCCGGTACTGATGAGGCACTGGACATCAGCACGCAGATGCTGTGTCAAATGGCTGAGCTGGAGGATGGCAGCAAAGCGTTTGCGGCTGCTGATGCAGCAAAATTGCAACGACAGTTGCCTGAGTCTGTGCTGAACGAGATTGAGCTGTTTCTGTTTGGCCTTGGTGAAGAGGCTGAGTTGCAAGACGCAAAAAACGACTAAAGCAGGACAAGTGGACTTATTTTGAGTTCTTTTTGTCCTGCGAATTAGGAATGACCGTAAGCAGGCTTCGCACGGAATTAACCGATGCGGAGCTTGTGCATTTTGCTGCTTACTACGAAATCAAGAGAGAGGAAGAAGAAAAAGCAATGGATCGCGCAAAACGACAGCGGCGGTAGGATAAAAGCATTGCTGGGCAGCCGTGGCAAGATCATCTGTTGAGCTTATTGTTGATGCCTCTAAGGCGATCAATCCGCTCAAGCGTGTCACGGCTGAAACAAAAAAGCTTGAATCTTCGGTTGGTAAAGCGCAAAGCGGTATTCGTCGTACAAACCGTGCATTCAAGGAAACTGGTCGTGTAGCTGAACGCGCTTCAAAAGGTGTAAACAAGCTCTCAGGGGCTATCCGTGGCTTAGTCGCTGGCTTCGGCGCTTTTCAGGCTGGCAAGTTTGTTATTTTTAAAACGGCAGAGCTTGAGCGTCAAACTAAAAGCCTTGAAGTATTGACTGGGTCACTAGGCAACGCGCGAAATATTATTAGCGAATTGCAAGAGTTTGGCGCAGTAACGCCCTTTACAAGCACAGAACTAATTGAGACGGCAAAACGTTTGAAGGCGTTTGGGTTTGAGACCGAGCAAGTTGTTGATGTCACTAAACGTCTAGCAGACGTTGCTGGTGCGACTGGTGCTGATCTTGGCGGTATTGCTACGGCTTTTGGCCAGATACAGGCTAAGGGAAGATTGCAGGGCGAGGAGCTGCTGCAACTGCAAGAGCGTGGCGTAAGCCTCCAAGATGAGCTGCAGAAGATGTATGGCTTAACTGCAGACGAGTTCCGTAAAGCCTTAGAAGGCGGGCGGATTAGTGCTGATGCTGTAAATCTTGCCCTGCGGAACATTACAGAAACAGGTGGTAAGTATGCCAATGGCGCAATCGCTCAGTCTGACACGCTTGCAGGCAAGTTCAGTACTTTGGTTGATCAAATTGAGCGTGTTGCGCGAACTATTGGCGAAGTGTTGACGCCCGCATTGAAGG